GATTGAAGAATTTGATAAGAAATACGTACTGGAAATTCTTAAACCTGTCTTAGAAGCTATCTCGGAGGTTCTTGAAGGAAAAATCGTGGCTTTTACACCGGCATTGAAGAAGAAAATTCGACAAATATCCAAGTTATACGGGATTAGACTGGAAACTTTGCTTAGCAATACCCTTTCTAAAACTGAGCTTACGGCTCGAAGCGCCTTCTTTGAAGAGATCCAGAAATCAGTCCCGAAGAAATTCAGGTACGGCAAAAGTGAGTATCAGATCTTTGCGGGTTCAGTTTACAAAATGGTTGGAACAAAATGGATAGATGTCCTGGAAACGAATTCGACAGCTACAAGGAATTGGTTAAAGTTTGTTGCAGAAGATGGCTTCACTCTCTCTGACAGGATCTGGAAGAATGTTACTCAATTCAAAGCTGTTATGGAAAACACGATAGCTAGAAATATCCAAATGGGAAAATCAGCCAGGTCATTAGGAAGCCAGATTTTGAAATCCATTGAACAACAACCGATACAGCTTTCAAAAAAGATGCAAGAGTACATTTCTCAAATGGCTCCAGCTGATGCTGAAAAGGTCATAGCGAAGTATGTCAAGAAAAAGCAAAGGTACAATACGATGCGAGTGGCTCGGACTGAGATTCAAAGAGCGTACAGAACCTCATATCTCGCTCAAGCAAAGAAGCTCCCATTCGTGAAAGGTGTGAAATGGAATAGGTCCAGAACTGAGTATTATTGCGAAATTTGCCAGTTTAATGCGACAGCAGATCTCTATGGACTCGGTCCGGGAGTTTATCCACCGGATAAGGCCCCGATTGTGCCGCACCCGCACTGCAGATGTTACTACACAACTGTCCTGAAGATATAGATTCAACCTAATGAAAAGGAGGAATAAATATGCTGGGTGAACACTTTCCTCTTCTGGCACTCCATTCATATTTCGCACCTGACGGTGCCAATGGTGGAGGGACTGAAGAGCAAGAAACAGATAAAAACACAACAAGCGTCATCCCAGGGCTTGAACTTTCTCCCGAACAGCTTGAGGCTTTGAACAAGTACATCCAGAGCCAAAAAGACAGAGAAATAGCCAAAGCACTTGAGACAAGAACAAAAAACCTAAAAGAACAATGGGAGAAAGAGTATCAGGAGAAACTCGAGCGAGAAAAACTTGAGCAAGAAAAGAGATGGAAAGAACTATACGAACTTGAGAGAAAGAAAATCGAGGGAGAACGCCAGAAAATACAGCGCGAAAAGATTGAAGTTGTGAAGACAAAGCTCTTTGCAGAGAAAGGTTTAGATCCAAAGCTTTTTAATGAATTCATTGACGGAAAAGACGAAGCAGAGATCCAACTGAAGGTAGAGAAATTAGAGAAAGCAATCAAGAAGCTACAAACTGATTATGTGGAGGCACTTCGTAAGAAGGGACTCCCAGGGATAGAACATGGTTCTGAACAGAATGATGAGATACGAAAAAAAGAGCTCAAAGAAAGACTTTACGGACAAAAAGCCACATATGATCCTTGGAATCGAAAGGAGTGAAACTAAATGGAATACAGCTACTCTGCAGGTAAAGCGTGGCTTAAAGGTCATGCTGTAACCAAAACCGAAGGAATTACCATTGATGCGAGTAAAATTCTCGCTGATTCGGATGGTCAGAAGATAGTGAGAAGCGGAACATGTCTTGGAAAGATCACAGCTACCGGGCTTGCAAGACCCATTACCAGAACCTCTCTTGCTGCCGATGCTTCAGCCGAAACGACATTATCTGTTGCTGATGCATCGCCTTTTGTAGTAGGAGACTCCGTTACCGTAGGAGGAGCTGCCGCTACTACTATCACAGACATTGACTACGACAACAACACCATCACTGTTGCTGATGCACAGACAGCTAGCACAGGCGATGCTGTTGTAGGTCAGGATGGTTCCGCCACTTGCATCGGAATAGCATGGGACACTGCAAACGTTACAACTGAAAACAAAGCGGTCGCTATTCTTGTTCATGGTCACGTCGAGAAAGACAGCCTGTATTTCTATGATGCACAGGTTGAAAGTGATCTTCCCCTCGTAATATTCGAGTAAATTGAAAAGGAGTGATACAAATGGCTTACACTCTTGAAGATTTTTTATCAGGAAAAGCTAGAAAAGACTACCTTGAGATAAGAGAGCCTAACATTTTTGCAGCTGAAGCGATTCTTCCTTTTGATCTTCAGGAAGAGCTTGAATTTGACTATATCAAAAGTGCCGATAACAAACCCATCACCGCTGAAGTTGTGCCGTTTGGTGGAGCTGCACCGATAGCTTCCAGAGATGGGCTTGGCAAGGTCATCGGGCAACTCTTAGCTATCAAACTGAAGAAATCTCTCGAAGGCAGGCTTCTGATACTCGCGAAGAAATACGGAGGCCAGGAACCTGCTGTAAAAAAGCTATTCAACGATGCCCAGGAAATGCTGAACGCCGTTGAGGTTAGAATCGAGAGAATGAGAGTCGAGGCACTTACAACTGGAAAGATCTCCATAAACGAGAACGGTGTCAAATACACTCTCGATTATGGTGTTCCCGCCGCCAACGAGAAAACTGTTTCGGTCTCTTGGTCTGATACTGCAAACGCAGACATCTATCAGGATATCAGAGAATGGATGGATTCCCTCCCCTGGACTCCCAGAAGGGCCATGCTGAACTACAAGACATGGACCTATGTCAGAGACAACGCTAAACTCAAAAAGATGATATACGGAGATGATAAATCCACAACTCCTCTGAGCCTGAATGCTGTCAATACATTCTTCAGGGAAATGGGTATGCCTATATTCGCTATTTACGAAGCGAAATACAGAACCCTTGGAGCCCTCGTGGAAACCCAGATATGGCCTGACAATATCGTGTCCTTCTTCCCTGAAGGTCCTATAGGTACACTCCCGATAGGTCCTACGGAGGAAGAGGCTCTCGGAAAGAACGTCATAAGAGACCCGAGAACCGGAATTTACCTCGTAAACTACGAAACCGAGGAACCCGTGGCATTCTGGACAAAAGCGTCCGCAACTGCTGCTCCTTCACTGCCTGGAGCAAACTTCCTTGGTATCATGACTGTGGTGGCATCATGACTGTTGGATGAATCGAATAACTGATCAGCCCTCCTCAGGGAGGGCTTTTTATTGACGAAAGGAGGGATGTAATGACATTCCTCGATGCCTTGAAGGTTAAGATAGGAGATACAAATAACAAAGTGTTTTCAGATACCGAATACACGAATTACATCTCTCTTGTGGGTGGAGATTCAACAGACGAATACAAGCATGATGACACTTCACACATCAAAACGTTAGAACTAGCAGAGAAAGAAGTATTGCAGGCAATATTGAATAACCAGAAACGGTTCAATAGCTTCAAGGAAGGCGCATATTCTGAAACTCTGGACTTTGACGGCATACAAAGAAGGATCGAAGAGATACGCAGAAAGTACCGCGTTGCTAAAGCAAAGGCGGTGAAATAATGCAACTCACAGTCAAAAGAGAAACTGATGGATACGTAGATGAAAACGGTAATTGGGTTCCCGGAGCACAGACGCAGACCATATACGAGATAGAAGAAAGGCAATTCCAGCCGGGAGTTCGTACAGGTTACTATGTCGTCTCAGAAACCGCTCTGATAAGCACGAACCACTGGACACTGTTTTTGCACAACAACGAAGACGTTCAAGAAGGCGACATAGTCGAGATAGATGGGAAAGAATACGAAGTCGTTCGTATCTTTAACTACGAGCGACACAAGGAAGTGATTTTGTATGAGGAAACCACTCAATAAAGTCACGATAGCTCAGCTTGTTAAAGACATTCAAAAAAAGATAGAAACAGACACGAATGGAGCGCTTCATTACATTGGTCAAGAGATTGTCAACGACGCGCGGGAGACAAGGAATTATCAAGACCGTACCGGAAACCTGCGAAATTCGGTTAATTATGCAGTCGTGGGTGAAAACGTTGAGGCTGTGTTAGATACAAGAGGCCACTCAGAAGCTGAAGCAAAGTCATCTGAGTTCGTAGCATCATTACAGCCTGAAAGCGGAAAGAAGAAGCTAATAATCTTTGCTGGAATGGAATACGGAGTATTCGTAGAAGCCAAAGGTTATGATGTGATCTCCCAGTCAGTGTCGAAAGTCCCTGAGAAACTAAAGGAGGCATTTAAGAAATGAAGCAATTCGTAGATTCTGAGCTATTAACAGCTGTGTACAAGCTGTTGAAACCCTCTATCACGAATCTGTACAAGAATTACCGTCCCAAAGATTATGTGAATCCATCAGTTGTGATCCGACATAGAAACATATCTACAGCTCCTGAAGACCCGATCCAAAGATCTTATCTTCAAGTTCTGATCTATTCGAATCTCTACTCAAACGGCATGTTGAATGAGCAGGAGCTGGAAAGCCTGAAATCAGCTGTTATATCAGCTCTTTCAAATGGCATAACCGTTGCTACAGGTACAGTGTATCTCTTCGAACCGATAGCATTAGGGAATGCGCTTATAGATCCAGAAAACCCACAGGAAGCGTTCAAAGAAATTCGTTTCAGGATATATCTGGTTGAAAAC